GCTGGGGTAGAAATGCCAGATATGCTAACAGTTTGAAAGTTGGCAGCAGGCTTGCTGTTACTGGACGCATCCAGAGCCGTCAGTATATGAAGACATTGCCGGATGGACAGGCCGAAGAACGTACTGCCTATGAGGTATCTGTATCGAAACTGGAGGTGGTTCCTGATGAAGAATAAGGCAGTCAACGCTTTGATTGAAATGGGGATGCCTGCTAATATCAAGGGCTTTGGATATATCGTAGATGCCATGTGCCTGTTTGATGATGAGAAATGGCTGCGTGGAAAAACAACGGACCTGTATCGTGAGATTGGCAGAAAGAATAACACAACAATGTCCAGAGTTGAGAGAGCGATTCGCCATGCGTTTGGAATAGTATTGCTTAAGGGTAACTTGGAGATTGTAGAGAAATACATCACAATGCAGAATACCACGAATGGCAATCTGCTCCATACTCTGTATTTGCGATTGACGCAGGAGGATTGATTATGGCATACGGACATATTTGCCCCAGATGCGGAGCGACGGTGGACAACAACGAATACAGCTATGCAAAGGATATGTGCCTTGAGTGTGTTGAGGAGCAGGAGCAGGAAGAAATAAGACGGTCAGAGGTGGCAAGGCTGATGAATGCACCTTGCGAGCAGATGACATTGGAGGTATAGGAGATGCAGATTAAATTAAAATCATTGCATATTGAGAATTTTAAGGGCATTAAGCTGCTGGATGTGAATTTCGGCAGTAGGACCAAGATTAAGGGGCAGAATGCCGCTGGCAAGACTACGGTGGTTGATGCGTTTTGCTGGTGCCTGTTTGGGAAAAATTCCAAAGGAGAAGAAAAGTTCTCCATTAGAACATTAGACGCTGACGGAAACATGATACACAACACAGATATTGTGGTTAAAGTAACTTTGAATGTGGACAGCAGTGAAGTTGAACTCTATAAGTGCCAGCGTGAAAACTGGGTGAAGAAAAGGGGCACAGATACAGCAGTTCTGCAGGGCAATGTCAATTCCTTTGAGATTGACGGCTATCCTAAATCCGAAGCTGATTACAAGGCATACATATCAGGTCTGGTTGGTGAGGAGCTGTTTAAGACACTGACCAATCCGCAGTATTTTTCCGGCAAGCCTTGGAAAGACCAGAGAGATATTCTGATGAAATTTGTTTCAGACATTTCTGATGTGGAGCTGGCAAAAGAACTTAATATTGTGGACGGAGAGGATACCCACCAGTATGACGCGCTTATCCCAGAGTTGGAGAAAGCACCGTCTACGGATGATATCAGGAATAAGTTTTCCAAGGCATTATCGGAGTGGAAAAAGAAACAGGCTGAAATTCCTGTCCGGATTGATGAACTGTCCAAATCTCTTGAGGATATTGATGTAGCAGAACAGGAGCTTGCAAAGGCAGATTTAGAGCGCAGGATTGCGGAGATTGACGAGAAGATTGCTGATTCCGGCAAGGCAACGGACGGGCTTATCAGTGAAAGCATGGATTTGCAGTTTGCCATTAACGGTATGTATCAGGCAGAGCATGACAGGATCCTGAAGGAGCGCAGAGACATTGAAAATGAATGTGTCAAAACGGAAACACCCTTGACGACAGCCAGGGCAAACATCGAAAGAACAGAGAAAAAAATTAAGGACAATAAGCTGGAAATAGAACAGGCTGAGATAAAGCGTTCAAATTTAGGCGACACCTATAAGGCAGAGTCAGCGAGAGTATTTGACGAGACACCATATCTGTTCCATGAAGAGGAGTGGCAGTTTGATGAGAACAGCACAATCTGTAAAACATGTGGGCAGACTCTCCCTGCAGACAGAATCAGCGAGATTAAGGCTGGCTTTGAAGTAAGGAAAGCCAAGGCTAAGGCGGATTCGGCAGCAAGGCTTGAAGTGGCAAGGACAAGGTTTGAGAATACCCATAAAGCAACCCTTGAAGAGATTAAAACAAAAGGATTTGAGCAGAAACATCTGATAGAAGAACTGACGGAAGCTAATGAGCGACTTGAAACTGAGATGAAAGGATTTGAACAAAGCGTATCTGATGCCGAAAGGACATTGGCAGAGCTTAAGGACAAGCTGTCAGTCATTTCTAAAGAGCCGGATATGTCAGGTAATGCCGAATATCAGCAGAAGAAAGCCAGATATGACGAACTGTCAGTGCAGATTGCAAGTCTCAAGGAATCCGGTAATGCTGCTGATGCCTTTAAGGAAGAACGCAAGGCTTTAGTAACAGAACTGGATGCGGCAAAATCAGATATCGCCAAGGCTGCAAAGAATGTGGAGATTGAGGAGCGTATCGGTGAACTGGAAACAGAACAGCGTGAGGTAGGTCAGAAAGTGGCAGACCAAGAGCAGATGCTGTATCTGTTGGAGAGCTTTATCCGTGAGAAGATGAAGAAAATTTCCGAGAGTATCAATTCCAAGTTCAATACAGTTTCGTGGAAGTTGTTTGACATACAGTTAAACGGCGGCATGAAAGAATGTTGCGAATGTACCGTGAATGGTGTTCCTTACAGTACCTTGAACAGTGGACACCGCATAATCGCCGGACTTGACATTATCCAGTCACTCAGCGAGTTGTACGGTGTGACAGCACCTATTTTCATTGATAATGCAGAGTCACTGAATGAGTTTAATGTGCCGGATATGGATGCACAGATGGTTCTTTTGGCGGTATCTGATGATAAGGAACTGAAAGTGGAGGTGGAGTAGGTGCTTGATTCGAGGATTGGAGATGTTGTTGTTATGAATGATAAGTACAAGGTTGCGGAGAAGAACAAAGGCAAGAAATTTGAGGTTGCTAGCTATCCTTGGAATTTATGCGGAACAATGGTTGTTAAGTTGAGAGACTATCCCGGTGGATATGCACTTGACGGTCTTGATTTGGTTCAGAGAACAGAAAGCTGAGGTAACTATGCAAATAATTGAGCAAACAATTAAGGATATGAAGATTCTTCCGGCTAAAGAGGGAACTTGCCCAATATGTGCTGTCAATCATGAGCCGAAGTTACCACACAATAAAGACAGTTTGTTTTATCAGATGACCTTTTATCAGAATAATGGCAGATATCCGACTTGGAAAGATGCCATGGAACACTGTAGTGATGAAATGAAAGCATTGTGGACACATGAATTATTAGAACGAGGTGTGGAGGTGGAGTAGGTGAACAGTAAGAACATCAAAAGGCATTTAGGCAATAAACTTCGTGACTGGATAGAAAGCATTGAAGATGAGAGCATAAAGGCTATTGTGAAAGAAAATACGATTGTTACCGGCGGTGCATTGGTTTCCCTATTAACTGGGGAACCGGTGCATGACTACGATGTTTATTTCAGAACAAAAGAAGCTTGTATTGCCGTAGCAAAATACTATGTTGATAAGTGGAATGCCACACATGAAGATAAGCCGGTTACGCTCATGTGGGGAGAAGAATTAAAAAAAGCAACCGGTAGTGATAACGGAGCAGTAAAGTGTTATGTGCGTTCCAAGGGTATTGCCGATGAGGATGAAAATGGTGGTAATTCAATATCCTACAATTTTGAAGCTACTGCCGAGGAAGATGAAGAAGTTGGAATGGAGCATGAACAGGAGGAATCTACAGACAATTCCAAAGAGAAATACAGACCACGCTTTATCACAAGCAACGCAATCAGCCTTTCTAATAAGATTCAGATTGTTACTCGGTTTTACGGAGAGGTTGAGGAAATTCACAAGAATTATGATTTTGTACATTGCACTTGTGCTTGGAGTTCATGGGATAATGAGGTATTTTTACCACCTAAAGCATTGGAATGTATCATCAATAAGGAATTGTACTATGTAGGTTCAAAGTATCCGCTTTGCTCCATTATCCGCACGAGAAAGTATATTGAGCGTGGTTATCATATCAATGCCGGTCAGTATGTAAAAATGTGTATGCAGTTGAATGAACTGGACTTAAAGGATGTAAAAGTTTTGGAAGAGCAGTTGACTGGTGTTGACACTACATATTTTCAGATGATGGTGGAAGAGTTGCAAAAGCACATGGAAGAAACCGGCGATTCCAAGGTTGATACAACCTATGCCATGCAGTTGATAAATAAATTATTTTAGGAGGTGTAGCCATGCAGTACATCAAAGCAAAATACACTATTCCCGGACGAAGTTACACATTCAAAACAGAAGATAATGTAGAGCCGGGAGATACAGTTATCAATGCCAGAGGTGCAAAACTTACGGTTACGGACGAGCCTGTGGACATGGCATGGGTGGAGACCTACGGCGCAGATAAGGTTGGTGTTGTAAAAAAATATGAGGAGCCGGAAAAGGCGGAAAGTGAGGAATGAAATGAAAAAGAAGATTGCAATGGTAATGGTGGTAATCACATTTGCAGTGGCAATATTAGCCGGATGCACGGAGGCAAGCCAAGTATCATACAATGTGTCGCAGGAAGCGGATAATTTCAATGTGTTAAGGCGATTTGCTGTAATTAACACCAGAACGGATAAGGTTGAGTTTGAATTGATTGGTGCCTTTTCACTGGATGCGGACTCATATCCCAAGGTAGGTGTGATTGTGGAGAAAGAAGATGGAAGTTATCTGAAGCACATTATTGGTTTGAATGATGATACATTCTATGTAGTAGAGGACTTGGGTGGTGCAAAGGTCAACAAGTACAAATATGAAGTGAATTACATACCGGAAACGATTATTCCGTTCACGGTTACGGAAAATGATTGAGAAAGAGAGGATATTTGATTATGGCAGAGCAGAAACAGGAAGTGGCAGTTAAGCAGGAAATGAATACAAAACTGTCGTTCTATGCAAATGAGTATACAAGCCTCATGGAGCGTGATTTTGCAGAGCATGGCTTACAGTTTGATGATTATTCAAAACAGTGCGTTATGGCGGCTATGAGCGCAATTTACGGTCTTGTTACATCAAGTAAAGAAGCGATGGAGAATTTGCAGGGTTCCAATCTTAGACAGGTTATCGGACAGGTGGCAAGCCTTAAGTTGAACGCAAATGCAGTGCCGAGAGAATGTTATTTCCAGCTTCGGAGTAAGCAGGACGCAAATGGAAACTGGCATAAGGAAGTGGAGCTTGGCATTGAGGGTGACGGTAACGACGCTATTCTTCGTCAATTCGGTGTTGGTGTTAAGAAAGTATATCCTGTGTGGTTGGTAAAAGAGGGAGATATCTTTGTTTACCCTAAGCATAAAGGCATGGAAATGACACCGCCGGAATGGGAAGAAAAGGGGCTGTCCCAGAGAGTAATCAGAGTTGTCTATCCTGTGGAAATGACAGACGGACATGTTGAGTACCTTATTTCGGAGCGTGAGAGTGTCAAGACTAATCTTATGGCTCATGTCCGCAACAGCATGATGAATGAAACCTTTGGTATCTGTAAAGACCGCTACAAGGCAACTGATGAGCAGAAAGCAGCTATTAAGGCAAAGAAGAGTGAGATTTTAGATGCGCTGAGGGTATGTGAGACTCTGGAAGATATGCTTGCCTGTGAAGCAGCAAGACCTTATATCAGTGCCGCATGGCTTGACACACCGGAAGCTATGATTGTCCGTAAAATGCGCAACAATGCGATTAAGAAATATCCCAAGGACTTCAATGCTATTGCTTCGCAGTCTCTCATGCAGATGGACGAGACTTATCAGCAGGTGCAGGAAGAAATTGCGGAAAATGCGAATTCGGAAAACTTTGATGATGTCATAGTTGATGCAGATGTGAAAGAGGTCAAAGCGGATGCGGATAAGGCTCCGTTTGAGGAATAATACATGAATTACTTTTGGGTTCGTGTCTTTGATTACAAAAACGATGAAGAATTAAAAAAATATACAGATGTTGATGTATGGGAAGCACGAAGAGGAACGCTCCTTGATGAATATTATCTCTGTGGTGAAGATATGACAAGAGATATGGCGAAGCAGGAAGTAACACGGCGTAGTGGGATTAAGAAATTTGCTAAGCCGAGAAAGAATAGCGGTATCTATGCTCTTATTATGGATAGCAATAAATTCTTCTACGACCGATTTAATGTGGAAGTAGATACGCTGTGTTTCAACTGCTATAAGCCTATAAAGGGCAAATTGAAAGATTTCCCTTACATTACAACAGAGAGTGGAGAAAAGCATTGTTTTTGCTCTTATGGTTGCAAGCGTGAGGTACAGAATAAAATTAACCCATACTCTGAGGGAGAATTTCAAGAGCGTGAGAATTATGAGAGCAACGGCGGTGTATATGGGTACATTTACCATATCTACAATAGAAAGAGCAATATGCACTACATAGGTCAGACAGTATATATGCCGTTTTTCCGTTGGCAGGAACACGCTAAGCAAGGTTTGAAAGGCAAGATTACAGACCTTGTATTTGAAACTGTTACAGAGGTTCGAGTTAAATCGCAGGAGTATCTAAACAGTATTGAAGCGTGGTGGATAAGGAAATTCATTGAGGAATATGGAAGAGACAGAGTAATGAACATAACAGTTCCAAAGATTACGATTGAGGAATTGGAAAGAGAATATTCCGAAATGATTGCAGGACAACTAAGTATTGAGAGAAGAGGTGCAGAATGGTACTAAAAGTTTTAGGTTCATCGTCATCTGGCAACTGCTACATTCTGGAAAGTGATACAGAAGCCCTAATAATTGAAACCGGATTGCCGTTCATGGAAGTCAAGAAAGCCCTGAATTTCAATGTGAGGAAGGTCGTAGGAGTGGTTGTGAGTCATTCCCACGGGGACCATTCAAAGTACATTTGGGAGTATGAAAAGGCTGGAATTAAAGTATTTAAGCCATACGATATCAGCAATG